GGCAAGAGTAATGCAGGCAGTGGCAAGAATCAGCGACTGGCGATGCAGTGCTTGGAGAAGATGGTTAAAGAGCAAGGGTCAGCAAAGTACATAGAAGGTTTACAACGTCACGCTATCAAGTTGGAGGTGTGGCGGCAGGAATTGTGGTCAAAGATGGGGTGTACTGATGAGGATAAAAGCTCATTCAAGATGGCGTGGAAGCGTGCCAAGGACGATCTACAGAAGTCAGGTGAGGGGGATATTAGGGATCAGTATGTGTGGTTACAGCGTAAAAGTGAAGACTTTGATGCTGTATGAATAGACAGGTAACAAGTAACAAACAGGTAACAAATGTAACTTGTTTGTATCGTACAGGTAACAAGTCACAAACCGAGAGTCTAAGACTCGGAGGTTTGTTACCACTGTATGTGACCAAGTAGCACCAAAATAGGGAAAAGAGAAATGGCGACAAAGAAGACGGCAAGACAGCATCCAGTGGTGGAAACACCAAGTCCAAAGGCAGACGCTTGGACAATTCACGTTCAATCAAAGCTGGTGGAATTAGAGTCAGTCAAAGCTGCCAGCGATAGGAAATGGGGAGAAAACCGACTGACTACTTTAGTAAGCAGTGATGTGAGGGAGAAATTCTGGCTGCAAAACACCAGACTGCACCAAGCGATGACGGCCAAAGACCAGGCGAAGTTCGATTCCAGCGTGGCGGGGATGATCAGGGCGTATGCCGCGTTGGATCATCTGGCGACAGATGATGGCTGCGAGCCAGCCGATACAGGCATACCGAGAATCGAGTGGGAAATGCAAAATGGTCAGACCATGGTGATTGTGAGAACAGTCAACGAGGCCGTGGCAATACAGATTCAGCGACAAGAAATATCCAACCACCACATCTGGTCAATGCAGGAAATCGAAGCACTGCTGGCAGACTCAAGGATGCAGGAAGTCATCAAGATCAAGGCGCTATGTCCAACGGCGCAGCTCACCAGTTTCAAACCGACTTCAGAATTTAAGCTTGGCGGTGCAACCGGCTTTGATGACTTTGTCGATGACCTTACTTTCAGCGACAATGACACCATGGAATATAAATTTGACTCCAAACAAGCAGAGAGGTTCAAAAATGGATGAAATCAGGCGATTTGCGGCACTTATACGCAACAAGGTACTGGACATAGTCCAGCGCGTTAAAACAGCTTTAAAGAGGGATTAATCGTGGCAGGGACACCAAAGCGAAGAGGCGATGTTGCATTTCTCAACGAGATGCCAGAGGAGATGATCTTCAGCATGGTTGAGTCAGGGAAAAGCATTGGCGACATCTGCATCGAACTGGGCATCAGCAAGCGTGCGCTAGACGATTGGATTGAGGAAAACGATCACAGTGCTATGATTACCCGCGCGCGTGTGCGCGCCGCCGATCTGATGGCTTGTGACACGATAAAGATCGCAGACGGCATGGACATCGACCACGCGCAGCGCGATGTCCAGCGCATCCGCACGCGGCAGTGGCTGGCCGAGCGATGGGATCAGAAAACTTATGGCTTACAAAAAGCGCAACAGATCAACATCAACGTGCAAGACCTACGCATGGCGGCACTGCGCCATGTCGAGATCGTTGACGACTTATCCACAGAAAAAAGCCAATGATGTACACGCTGGCCTGTGGACAACTGCAAGTTGCCTACGCATTAGGCAAAAACAGCGGAGTTATCCACATCTGGGTTAACATAATGGACATCGTGTTAAACCGATATTGTAAGCGATCTGTAAGGAAGTATATAAATCAATGACTTACGCTTATAAGTTATCCACAGGCCACCAGCAGGCGGCGCTGGCTGGCGCTGGCGCGGTTAGCCCCCCCTTGCTGCTGGCGGCGGTGGCGGCTGATGCAGCACCCAAACGCGCATCGCCATGAGCAACTCGACCCCCTCCCCCCTACCCCTTACTGCGCCACCCGCCGTCCCAAAAAAAATTTCTGATGACTTGGTGGCGAATAACCCATTTGTGGAATTCGTCACGTTGTACAAAAACAACCCTGTGAAGTTTGTCAGAGAGGTGCTCAACACGCAGCCTGATCCATGGCAGATAGAGTTCCTCAATCACATCGCAAAGGGCAACCGCCGCATAAGTGTGAGAAGTGGACATGGTGTGGGCAAGTCCACGGCCAGTGCCTGGGCGATGATCTGGTATCTCTTCTTGAGATTTCCTGTCAAGGTGGTGGTTACTGCGCCCACTAGCAGCCAGTTGTATGACGCGTTGTTTGCTGAAGTTAAGCGTTGGGTAAAGGTATTGCCGCCGATGTTGGCTGACCAGTTGGAGGTCAAGCAAGACAGGATTGAGGTCAAGGATGCAAATAATGAGGCGTTTATCTCTGCTAGGACTTCCCGCGCCGAGCAGCCCGAGGCGTTGCAAGGGGTTCACTCAGATCATGTGATGTTGGTGGGTGACGAGGCCAGCGGCATACCTGAACAGGTATTCGAGGCCGCATCAGGCTCTATGTCTGGACACAATGCTGTGACGTTACTGCTTGGCAATCCAGTGAGGTCCAGCGGTTTCTTTTTTGACACGCATAACAGACTCTCTAGCGACTGGATCACGATGAGGGTGAGTTGCGTTGACTCGCCAAGGGTATCTGAGGCGTATATAGAGGAGATGAAGGCGCGGTATGGCGAGGAGAGCAACGCTTATCGCATCCGCGTACTAGGGGAATTCCCTAGAAGTGATGACGATACTGTTATTCCTATGGAGTTGTTGGAGTTGGCGATGAGTCGGGACGTTGCGCCGAGCCAGCACGCGCCATTGGTGTGGGGGTTGGATGTTGCGCGTTTTGGCTCGGACCGGTCTGCACTTTGCAAACGCAAAGGGAATGCTGTCTTGGAGTCTATTAAGACTTGGAAGAATTTGGACTTGATGCAGTTGACTGGTGCTGTTGTTGCTGAGTATGAGATATTGATGCCATCTGAGCGCCCACAGGAGATACTGGTTGATTCAATTGGATTGGGCGCTGGTGTGGTAGACAGGTTGAAAGAGTTGAATCTGCCTGCTCGCGGGATTAATGTGTCTGAGAGTCCGGCCATGGGGAATACTTACAGGAATTTGAAGGCTGAGTTATGGCATAAGGCCAAGGCTTGGTTGGAGTCGCGGGACTGTACGATGCCCAAAGACGAGGCGCTGGTGGCTGAGTTGGCGACTTGTAGGTATTCTTTTACCAGCTCGGGGAAGATTCAGATTGAGGGTAAGGATGAGATCAGGAAGCGTGGACTGGCTAGTCCTGACCGCGCTGATGCGTTTTGTTTGACGTTTGCGTCAGATGCGGTGGTGGGGATGTATGGCTCTGCTGCCTCAACTAAATGGAATCAGCCGTTGCGTAGGAAGCTGTCAAGGGTTGCATAATTCGTTAATTCTTTAAAGGAGTGAAATCATGATGATGAAAAAGACGGGCAAGACTGGTGGTAAGGCGATGGGCGGCAAGATGGCAAAGGGTTCAAAGCAGGCTATGCCTATGGCTTTGGTCATGCCGATGTCCAAGATGCCGGTTAAGGGCAGCCGTACTGCTAAGAATATGAAGTCCAAGGGGATGAAGTAATGGCAACTATTAAGCAAACCATTGACCAGTTGATGGGTGACGAGGAGGGCGATGAGAGTTGCCCGCCTGCCACTCAGGACATTACTATTAACCTGAAGAATCGCGGCAAGGCGATTGACTCTGCCGACTATGGTCCTGAGAATCCTGATTTGCCCAATACTGCTTTTTGGAAGGCCAAGGCAGACGAGTGGGAGGTGAGTATTGAAGAGGCCAAGACTAGCCGGTGCGGTAACTGCGCGGCTTTTAATCAGGACGAGTCGATGCTTGAGTGTATAGAGAAGGGCATTGGGGATGAGGGTGATGCCGAGGAGTTTATTGAGAAGGCTGACTTAGGTTATTGCGAGATCTTTGACTTCAAGTGCGCTGCTAGTCGCACCTGTGATGCTTGGGTGGCCGAGGGCGATGAGGGCGAAGATTACGAGGCTGGCGAGAATAGTGCCATGGAAGGCGAAGAGATGCCCATGCTGGTTATTAAGATCGGGAAGAGAAAATGAAAGCTAAAACTGGTTTGTATGCCAACATCAACGCCAAGCAAAAACGCATAGCGGCTGGCTCTGGCGAGAAGATGAACAAGGTCGGCTCCAAGGCCGCGCCGTCTGCTGCTGACTTCAAGCTGGCGGCCAAGACTGCAAAGAAGCCAAAGCCAAAGAAGTGATCTCACCGATTTGCATCAGCACATTACAGGGCAAAGGTTTGCGGGTGATGCTCACAAGCATTGCCGAGTATTGTCCCGAAGTGCCTGTCTATTTGCGCGGTCCAGAGTCCATTATTGGCGGTTTTGACGCTGACTTGAAAGTCTTTAATAAGTCCAGTAATTTTGGCGATGCCTACAACGAGATCATGGACAAGGCATTTGCTGATGGGTTTGAGTCTGTGATCTGCGCCAATGACGACATTGTCTTGACCCCCACCAGCTATCAATACTTGATGGAGGATGTGCAGCAGTTGAAAGAGGAAACTGGCGAGCCAGTGGGCTGGGTGTCTGCGCGGTGCGATGCGGCGCGAGCTGTGCAGAACATTCGCAGCAATCCCTTTGATCAGCAGTTGCATTACTTCAGGTATCCATATGAAGACGCTATTGTGCCGATGGAGGTGCTTAGTCCCATATTTGGTTGGATTGGTAGGGATGCGTGGGAGTGCTTTAAGTTCCCACCACTTAACTGGTACTCTGATGATGTGCATTGTGAGGATTTGAGGGCGGCGGGTTTCCACCATTACTTGTCAAGATCGTATGTCCACCACATTGGTAGCCAGACTATTGGTTTGGATGGAAATCAGTTGACTCGGGCGGCAGTGCCTTGGATATTGAAGAACAGGCCACACTATGCCAAACAATGGTTTAACACTTAAGCGAGCACTACATGAAAACACCGGCATGGCAGCGTAAAGAGGGTAAAAGCGCATCTGGCGGCTTGAATGCCAAGGGACGCGCCAGCGCCAAGGCCGAGGGCATGGATCTCAAAGCGCCTGTCAAGAGTGGTGACAATCCGCGCAGGGCATCATTCCTTGCGAGAATGGGCAATATGCCAGGCCCAGAGATGAAAGACGGCGAGCCAACGCGCTTGCTGTTGAGTTTGAAGGCTTGGGGTGCTTCAAGTAAGGCAGACGCCAAGGCGAAGGCAAAAAGTATTTCAGCACGAAACAAGGCGAAAAAATGATTAACGATATGAATATGCCAATTGACATGATGGACACGATTAAGCCAATGGACGACACCGAATTGCAAGGCATTATTGCCGCCGAGCTGGAGGACGCTGTCAGTTATATTGATTCTGATGTTTCACCCATCCGCGCCAAGGGTACTGAGTATTACCGCGGTGACCCTTTTGGTAACGAGGAAGATGGCCGCAGCCAGGTGGTGGCGATGGAGGTGCGCGACACTGTCAGCGCCATGTTGCCAAGCCTGATGAAAGTATTCTTCAGTTCTGAGAATGTGGTTGAGTATGTGCCGCGTGGACCCGAGGATGTAGCTGGCGCACAGCAGGCAACTGACTACGCTAACTACATATTCAGCAACGACAACAATGGTTTTATGACCACTTATGCGTTGTTTAAGGACTCCTTGGTGCGTAAGTGCGGCATTGCCAAGTACTACTGGGAGGATGTCGAAGAGGTCAAGATTGACCAATATTCGGGGTTAGATGACCAGACTATCCAAATTTTGATGCAAGAGGATGCCGAGGTCAAGATTGTGACCAGCTACCCTGACCCATCTATGCCGATGCAGATGATGCAACCACAGGTAGACCCTGCCACCGGACTGCCGATGCAGATGCCGCAACCGATGTTGCATGACGTACAGGTCAAGCGTAATACCAAGGATGGCCGTATCCGCATCATGGCCGTACCTCCCGAAGAATTGTTGTTAGATCGCAGGGCGAGATCGTTTGATGATGCTGGCATCATTGCCCACCGACAGATGGCGACAGTCTCTGACTTGATTGGCATGGGTTATGACCAAGACGAGATCGAAGAGAACATCTCCAGCACCGACCTAGACAGCAATGACGAGTATTTAGCGCGTCAGCCTTTAAGCACCAGCATGGGCGCTGGTGACAGTATGAATCCTATGCAACAGCGGGTTCTGTACGTTGAAGCGTATATGCGGATTGACTTTGATGGTGACGGCATACCTGAGTTACGCAAGATTTGTTGCATGGGTTCGGGCTACACAATGGTGCGTAATCTGCCAGCCAGCTACATCCCATTTGTGGACTTCCCTTGCGATCCAGAGCCACACACATCACCACTAGAGGCGATGTCGATCTTTGACATAACGCGGGACATTCAAGAGATCAAGTCCGAAATCATGCGAAATACGCTGGATTCGCTGGCGCAGTCAATACACCCGCGTACCGCAATTGTCGAAGGTCAGGTCAATATTGACGATGTGCTGAACAACGAGACTGGGGCGATTATCCGCATGAGAGCGCCAGGCATGGTGCAGGCGTTCAGTTCCCCATTCGTTGGACAAGCCGCATTCCCCATGCTCGAATACATAGATCAGATGCGTGAAGACCGCACCGGCATGAGCAAGGCAGCCATGGGATTAGACCCTGATGCGTTGCAGTCCACTACCAAA